GGAAATAAAACCCTTGATGTGAAATCTATCGGCAAATCAAGAGAGATTATTGTTCGGGTAGAAACTAGCTCTAACACAAAAGTTGATATTTTAGACGCAGCAATCGACGCGCAAGTATTAAGAGGATGACATGGGACAACTAACACAAACGACCACCCAGCTTCAAACGATTCTAGATGATGCAGACGCGAGTAATGTTGGCAACACCTCCATCTCAGATGCGAGTGATACAACTGCAACCAGTTTAAAAAAATCAGGCTTTTATTCTCTACAAGCCTCTAGCTCTAACGCACCGAGTACAGACAGATCGGCTCTCTTAACTGCTGTTAGAAATACAGGGGCAACAGGTGAGATTAGATACGGGCAAATAGTCTGGACTGAATCAAATGAATTATGGTGGAATCGAGACGATGGCGGTAGCCTAGGAACTTGGTACGAAGCAGTCGGAACAGCAGCAACTCAAACACTTACAAACAAGACTCTTACTAGCCCAGTACTGACTACTCCCCAAATAAATGACTCGTCGGCCGATCATCAATACATCTTTGCAGCAGCCAACTTAGCAGCAGATCGGACGGTATCTTTACCCTTGCTGACAGATAACGACACTTTTGTTTTTCTAGCGCACACACAAACACTGACAAATAAAACCCTAACCTCTCCAGTCATTACAGGCGGCTCTATCAACAACACGCCTATCGGAGCAAGCACCGCCTCGACAGTTGTAGCGACTCAAGTAAATATAGAAGGTCAGGGTGATCTTAGATTACAAGACAGTGCAGGATCGGAATATGTAGCTTTACAGGCTCCTGCAACATTAAGCGGATCGTACACTCTTACTCTACCAGTAGACGATGGAACTGCAAATCAAGTTTTGCAAACAGACGGATCAGGCGTTACGTCTTGGACAAGTATTAGCTCGGCAGGAATTGCAGACGGAAGCATAACTACTGCAAAACTAGCAGATGATGCTGTAACTCAGGCGAAGGTTGCAGACGATGCCATAGGCGCAGATCAACTGGCTGCCAGTGCTGTAGTAACTGCCTCGATAGTAGATGATGCAATTACCTCGGCAAAATTGGCGCATGCTTTAGATGTCGTGACGTCCCTTGGAATAGGAGGAGGCTCAACTAACGGAGTTTCAATCACTCAAGGCGCAATCTCTATAAAGAACGGAGGGGCGCAAAGCTACATTGATTTTTATTGTGAATCAGGGAACGCACATTACGCAAGGCTCTTAGCCCCTGCACACTCTGCCTTCTCATCTAACATTACTCTTACCCTCCCGGCTGTAACAGACACGCTAGTTGGAAAGGCAACCACTGACACCCTTACGAACAAAACTCTAACCTCGCCTAAGATCAACGAAGATGTGGCAGTTACCGCAACTGCAACAGAAATAAATATTCTTGATGGCGTAACGTCTAGCACCGCAGAACTTAATATCTTAGATGGCGTTACAAGCTCCACCGCAGAAATAAATATCTTGGACGGTGTGACGGCTACTACAGCAGAGATAAATTATCTTGATATAACCACGCTTGGAGCATCAGAAGCCAGCAAGGTACTTACTGCAAACGCAAGTGGTATAGTCACTTTTAACAAGGCAATCACAGAGCAATCGGTTGCTCTTACGTCAGGCGCAGCAGTCACGCTAGATATAAGTTTGGGTAGTGTTTTTACAATCACTTTGGCTCATAACATAACTAGTTTTACATGGAGTAATCCAGCTACGTCAGGTGATGTATCTGCTTTTGTTTTGAAAGTGACACAAGATGGCACAGGTAACAGAACGATAGCTTTCCCAGCCGCAGTAGATTTTGCAGGAGGCACTGCCCCTGAATTGTCAACTGGGGCAAATGACGTAGACGTATTCGTATTTTTTACCGTGAACGGTGGAACGACCTACTACGGCTTTACAGCAGGACAGGATCTAAGCTAATGGCTTTTCTTTCTGAAAAACTTATTTCTGCATCTGGCGGTGTTGAAAAAACAGATGATGACTTTAATCTAGTCACAGGGCTATATCATTTTGATGGATCTAATGGAGCGCAGAACAATACGTTTTTAGATTCGTCTAGCAATGGATTTACTGTTACGCGCAATGGAGATACTACGCAGGGAACCTTCAGTCCTTTTTCAGCAGATGACGGCAAGTGGAGTGTAGAGTTTCCTGGTGGAGGCACATCAGATGTAAGTAGAATTGCTCTAAGTAGCACAAATGAATATGTGTTTGGAACAGGCGATTTCACGATAGAAGCATGGATTTTTCCAAAGTCAATTCTTGCATATCCAAATGCAAATTTTATTTTGGATTTTCGTAACAACAACGCTGGTTACAATATTGAACTTTATATGTTCATTGCTTCTCAAGGAGGGACAAACAATCTTTACGGAACAGTTGGTTCGTCTTCAGGGACAGGAGGAATAACATTAGGCGCATGGAACCATATCGCAATTTCAAGAGCAAGCGGAACACAAAAAGGATTCGTAAATGGCGTAGAAAAATTCTCTGCTTCTGACACAGCTAACCATCAATATTCTGGAAGCGGAGTTAATATTGGCAATCGTTATGCATCAACTTGGAACCCATTTGACGGTTTTATAAGTAATGTCAGAATTGTAAAAGGAACGGCTGTTTATACAGGAAACTTCACCCCTTCCACTTCTCCCTTAACTAATGTAACTAACACAGTCAATCTAGGATTGCGCTCTAATCGTTTTGTTGACAGTGTTTCTTCTGTAGTGCCTTACCTAAACACAACGTCTGGACCAATTAAGATACAACCTTTCTCACCCTTTGCGCCTAGTTCGGCTTATGATGCGGCAACTAAAGGAGGATCAGGGTATTTTGATGGGAGCGGGGATTATCTTGATGTGGGATCTTCAAACGCAACACAACTTGGGTCAGGTAATTTTACCGTAGATTTTTGGATTAAAACTACTGATACAAGTTTTAATATTGCCAATCCAGACAGCGCAACTGGCTCAAGTTATTGGGGTTTGTTGGTACAAAGTGGGGATCTTAGGTGGAATGATTCTTATGCTGTGTCTAACAAATGGGTGGTAGATGGTGCTGGTATTTTAGACGATGCTTGGCATCATGTAGCAATTGTAAGAAACTCAGGCACGATTGCTGTTTACTATGACGGTACTTCTCAATCAGTCCAGAGTGGATCGTTTAGTGACTCAACTGATTACAGCGGTAGCGATGGATTAAGAATAGGCTCTGGAAATTTAAGTGCATTTAACGGTTATCTAAGTTCTTTCAGAACTGTAAACGGAACAGCAGTTTATACAAGTGCATTTACTCCTCCAACTGCTCCCTCCACAGCCATTACAAACACTAAACTGCTTTTAAACTTTACCAATGCCGCTATTTTTGACCAAACAGGTAAAACAAATGTAAAAACAGTAGGCAATGCTCAACTAGATACGAGCGTTAAAAAGTTTGGGACAGCAAGCGTTGAATTTGATGGAACAGATGATTATATAGAAGTCCCACCAAGCACTGCAATATCTCCTCAAAGAGGATCATGGACGTATGAGTGTTTTATCTACCCAAAAACTGTAGTGGATGCTGGAGGCTACGGTTGTATTTTTGATACAAGAACCAACAATCCAGATAGTGACGGAGTAGTTCTTTTTTATGTCGGCATTACGGGTCAAAAAAGACTTGAGTGCTACGGCCCTGCCGCTGGAGGATATTATTTTTCAACCGCAAATAATTCTATAACGCTAGATCAATGGCAACACGTAGCGTTAGTTTTTGATTTAGATGCCACTAATTATCCAATTACTTGTTACGTAAACGGTACGTCAGTGGGGTCAAGTACAAATAATACTTGGTACACAAGAGATTCAGGCCGTTTAAGAATAGGCGCACAACACGATGGAGGGCTTGAATTTACAGGGTTTATAGACGAATTTAGGGTTACAAACAAAGCAAGGTATACGAGCAACTTCCAAGCACCAACTAAAGAGTTTCCAAATAGGTAAATAATATGCAGATAGCTATAATCAAAGACAATAAAGTAGAAACCATAGGGGAACACAGAGAGCTATTTAAGAATGTTGCTTTCCCTAAGTCTGGGCCACCCGCTGATTGGATGGCAGAAAACTCTGTAATGCCTGTAACAATGAGCCGTTCTTACGATAGGATGACCCAGAAAAGCACGAGCGTTGATCCTTATATAGAATCTGGGGTAGTTTACCTTCATAAGATAGAGGCTTTGTCAGACAGTGAGAAAACAGCCGCACAGACAGAAGCAAATAACAGACAGGCAGAATTGCAAAGGGCAGAACGAAACAGAAGATTAGCAGAGACAGATTGGATGGCGCTAAGTGATGTCACGATGTCTGAAGATTGGAAGACATACCGCCAAGCGTTAAGAGATATTACGAAGCATGAGAATTGGCCCAATCTAAAAGTGCCTGACATGGATGGTTCAGGCGAGAACGATTGGCCAGTAAAGCCTAGCTAATGGATGATTTGAAAGCACATGAAAAAGAGTGCCTGATTCGATACCAAAACATTGAACAGCGAATGAATCGGATTGAGATGAGTGTCTATGCGCTCTATCCTTTTTTCGTAGGGAGTTTGATAGCTGCAAAATTTTTAAGTTAAAAAAATGATCTTTGAAGTAGCCGGGATCATCAGTGCCATTAGCTCGATTAACCAAGCGGTGAGTTTAGCAAAAGACACTCAGCAAACGGCTGCAACAGTTGGAGACATGATCTCAAATCTGACAAATGCTGAGTCTCGCATTTTACGATTTGAACAAAAGACAAAAGCTAAACGTCCTTTGACAACCGCTGAAGCAATGAAGATCAGCCTAGCAAAAAGGGACGCTCAAGCAATTGATCGAAAACTGCATGATATGTGTCTCAGTATTAATGGAGGCATGGAGCTTTACCGAAACGCCCAAAAGATCAAGGCAAAAGCTCAAGCAGATCACGCAAGGTTTTTAAAAACAGTTGCAAAAAGACGAGCGCAACGAAAAAAAAGGATCGAGGAGTACGTCACGGCTTTCGCGATAGTCTTTGCCATGCTTTTAGTTTTGGGTTTTGCTTATGCTGCTTACGAATATGCTTATAAGCCTTATCAACTCAAAGACGCAAAAGAACGATTGCAAAAGGCAAAAGAACGACAAAAAAACATAAGGCAATGCGGCAGGGTTAAATGTTAAATGAGCAAGCTCGCTTTCGCCTTAATAGTTTTAATAGACGGCCAGCAACAAGAGGTTAGCTATTGGGCTGATATTTTGAGATGCAATCAATTTAGTGAGTGGGTAGAACACGGACACACTTACGCAAAAGAAAAACGATATAAGAAAAGAAATTCACAAGTGAACATCACAAGTTACTGCAAACCAGTGTTTGTGAACGCTAATACGAAGTTACTAAACTAATGTTTACGAACTGGCTCAAAAAAAAATACTACTATGACTACAAGAATACTAAGAGATCCAAAAGGGATCAGGGTCAACCCAGAAGCAGAGCCTCTGCGACAAGTAGTGATCGATATGTTTTCTCTAGTAAAACCTTTTTACTCGAGACAGACAGCAGCCTACACAACAACCGGGGAAGCTGCGTTAGAGATCGTTGAGGTTGATAGTTCAAGTACCGTGGTAGTGAGTCTCCACGTTTCACCAAAGGACGGACAACAAGTGATAGTCAAGCGCATGGGAAGTGGGGCCGTGACAGTAGATACAGCAGGAGCCGAAACAATAGACGGATCAGCGTCTAAGTCTATTGCAAGTCAGTTTGATGTCTTGAGAGTTGTGTTCCTCGATGCGTCAGGCGAGTACGTGGTGATCTGATGTCTGAGTTTTATGACCCTTTTAATCCTTTTGGTCCGAATTTTGGTGGTCAAGAACCTGATACTGATACAACGCCCGGAGGGACACCACCGGGGTTAGATCCTCTTGGCCCTCCTGAAGTACCTCCTTTCCCTTCAGACGCAGAACTTGAGGACATCCAAGACGCAGAAAACCGTCAAGAGCTATTGCAAGATATCAGAGAGGGATTAGTTAATCCTTTTGACCTGACAGATGAACAGTTAGAGTTTTTTACAAAAGGCACAATGTCTGCGGAGGAAGCTAGGGAGTCGCTGGCTCCTTTCTATGG